TCGTTCCTTTTCTATTGGGGGTCGAATTCTTGAAAGAGAAATTGATTCCAAGAAGATGTTTAGAGGCAGACCTGCTTCTATCATTAAAAAGTATGAACTTGGGGAATTGAGTTTAGTAGATAATCCTGCAAATCAAAATGCTGTTATTGATATTGTTAAGATGGCTGATGATGGTAATCTTGACTATATTCTTAAGATTGCATGTGATGATATTAATTTAACAATTCCCGAATCCGTTCAGAGAATGGCCCGTATTGGTCTTGAGCAGAGAAAAGAACATGGTCGTGGTGGTACAAGTGTCGGCCTTGGCTCTGCTCGTCGTCTTGCTGCTGGTGGTTCTGCTAGCCCTGAATTTGTTCGAAAGGTCGCTAGATACTTCCCTCGTCATGCTGTGGATCTTAGAGCAAATGGTGCAAATCCAGGCGATGATGGCTACCCGTCAAATGGTCGTATTGCTTGGAACCTTTGGGGTGGAACACCCGGTTGGGTTTGGGCTAGATCAAAAGTTCGACAGTTAGATAATTGCACATCCAAGTCTGATCTTATTGAATTTGAAAAAACTTGTTCATGTGGATGCAATAGCTGTGAAGAATATGATAGTATAAAGGAGCTCGAACTGATGGAAGAAATTATTAAATCAGATATGCTTGATGAAATTACTATCGATAATTTGCAAAATGATGATAATTATGATAGGGTGAATACTATGGATTCATCTGAAGATAGTAAACTTTCTTTGATGAAGAGATTCATCAATTGGTTGGTTCCAGATGAAGAGATTTCTAAGTCTGAAGAGACCGAAGTAATTGCTTCAACCGAAATTGTTGAAGCGGAAAATAACACATTGGAGGAAGATATGGATATTGACATCCTTAAGGAAGCCCTCGGAAGTGTTATCGATCAGAGGCTTACCGATTTTGCCGCTTCTTTGAAAGAAGAGGTTGAAGCAAGTGTCACTGCTAAGATTGATGACCTGACCAAGGGAATTGAAGAAAAGAATGCTGAACTTGCTGAGAAGCTTGCTTCGGCTGAGCAGGCTGTTGCTGAGCAGACCGAAAAGGTTGCTGCTTTTGCTTCGGCTGGTGCTGTTAAGAAGAGCGTAGATCCAGAAGATGACGATGATGCTGAAGGCGAAGAGCTGAAGAAGTCTGACAAGTCGTTCTGGGGAAACATTTACTTGCCGGAGGGTCTGGTTAAGTCCCTTGGCTACAAGTCGTGATTTTAGGAGGAATATAAAAAAATGGCTACTCAAGAAGAAATTTTAGCAAAGGCTAATGAAGTGACCACGAGCGTTGTTGGCAACGCCTCTGGTGGACTTCTCAATGCTGAGCAGGCAAATCGTTTCCTTGATTTCGTGATCGATCAGTCTGTGCTCATGCAGAACTCGCGCGTCGTTCGTATGCGTACCCCGTCGATGGATATCGACAAGATGTCGGTTGGCACTCGCCTTCTGGCTAAGGCAACCGAAGCCACTGATACTGGTTCGAATGCCGCTGTTACTTTCACCAAGGTTTCGCTTTCGAGCGTTAAACTGCGTTTGGATTGGGAGATCAGCACTGAGTCCCTTGAGGACAACATTGAAGGACCGTCGCTTGAGGATCATATCGCTCAGGTGATGGCTCGTCAGACTGCTAATGATATGGATGATCTCCTTATTAATGGTAATACTTCTTCGGCTAACGGTCTGTTGAAGGCTCTTGATGGTTTTGTGAAGTTGGCTCTTGCTGGCGGAACGACTGTTGATGAGGGCGGTAACAATGTTTCGAGAGCTACGTTTGATCGTGTTCTCCGTAACCTTCCGACGAAGTATTTGCAGCGTCGTAACGAGTTGAGATTCTTTACCGGTTCTGGCGTGGTTCAGGATACCATCTTTAGCCTCCAGAATCCGAACTCGGCTACTGTTGCTACTGCTGGTGCTCCGTCGCCCGGTTCCACGATTGGTGATACGGCATTCCTGACTGGCGCTATGCGCGCCAACGGTGGTGCTGGCGCAACGGGTATTGCCCCGTTCGGCATTCCGCTGATCGAAGTGCCGTTGATGCCTGAGACTGTCTCTGGTGACTACTCTGGTGCTGCTGGTTCGCACGGCTATGTTGAGTTGACTCAGCCCAACAACCGTATTGTCGGTTTGCATCGTGACATCACGGTGTACCGCCAGTTCCAGCCGAAGACTGACACCATTCAGTACACCCAGTATATGCGAGTTGCTTCGAATATTGAGAATGCTGATTCGTATGTGATTGCTAAGAACGTGAAACTGCGTTCGCTCTGATCTTAGGGCTGCTATAGTTACAACTTAAGAACGCTGAGGGCCGGATAAAAAATCCGGCCCTTGGTGTTTTATAATTAAATTTATGATACTATTGACTAGTATGAGCGAAAACGTTATTAAATCAGAAGATGTAGCACCTGCACCTGCTAAGAAAGCAACTAAGCCAGCTGCTGCTAAAGAAAAAGTTGCTAAAACTGATAGTGATGAAAATCCTAAAAAAAAGGTTGCCAAGGCAAGTGCTGGTAAAAAGTTTGTTTACTTTGATAGCGGTTCAGCCTATGTAACTAAGTCTGGTTTTAGATTTACTAGAGAAAATAGAATTTATGAACTTGATATTGATGAGGCAGATCATCTGTTGAGTTTAGATAATTTCAGGTTGCCAAGCCAATTGGAACTTGAAGATTATTATAAGGAGAATAACTAATGGCTGGTAATCTTAGTGATTATTTAGAGAATAAACTGTTGGATCATTTTCTTGGTACGACCTCTTATACAATGCCTTCTACGATTTATGTAGCTTTGTATACTGTTGCACCTAATGATGCTGGCGGTGGAACAGAAGTGACGGGTGGTTCGTATGCTCGTCAAACAGCAACATTTGATGCTGCTGCAAGTGGTGCTACACAAAATGATTCTGACATTGATTTTGTTGATATGCCTGCATGCACTGTTGTTGCTATTGGAATTCACGATGCTTTAACTTCTGGAAACCTGTTAGTTCATGGAACTTTGACTGCTAACAAGTCTCTTGATGCTGGCGACACATTGAGAATCGCAACTGGCGATCTCGATATCAGTATTAACTAATTAGAGGTTGTTATGGAAAGAAGAGAGATTGTAGGTAATGTAGTTCAAACAACTTTATCTTCGGTGTTCTCTAACTCCGCATCTTCTTTTTCTGTTGTTGATGGTTCCACATTTCCTTCGGGATCTTCTGGTAATTCATTTGTTGTTGTTATAAACCGCGGCGCATCTGTAGAAGAAAAAGTTCTTTGTTCTTCTAGAACATCCAATACCTTTACTGTTCAGCAAAGAGGTTACGATGGTACTTCTGCTCAAAACCATAGCTCTGGTGCTGGTGTTGATCATGTTTTAGATGCATATACAATGCAGGATATGAATACAACGACATATGATAATGAAATTCTTTTTTGGATGGAGAGTAGCTGATGGCTAATTTAAAACCTAAATTAATGTATCAAGGTAATGATACTGCTGCTAATGTTTATTCTGTTGCTAATACTGTAGGTAACTATTCTATTATTAAATCAATAAACATTTGTAATACCAGCAATACGGCCAATGTTAAAGCCTCTATTCACATTTTAATAGATGGAGAAAGCCCTTCATCAAATAATAAACTTATTAGTAATGCTAATGTCATTAAAGACGATGTTTTATATTACAACACTTCTGTTGTGTTACCAGCCAATAGTAATATTTATGTTTCTTCTGCATCTGATGTTCTGACATTTACTATTAGCGGGGTGGAATATGCCTAGTTTAGTTAGTGGTGGAGGTGGAGGTGGTATTTCATCCACAACTCCTACTTTAATAAGATCTTGGGATCCGGCCATAAATGAGATTCTTCTTGGAGATAAGTTTTATGGTATTAAATATTATGAATCTAATGGAAAATTAGTTATACAAGAAATTGATGATAACACTGTTCCAATCCAAATCCCCGACTACAGAGTTGGCGATTCATTGATTACTGGTAATATCGCAACGTATCAGGGTTCTGAAAGTTTAGCTAACGCTGAGTCAAATTTGGAGGATCATTATATTTTTGATCCTTATAATGAGGAAGTTTATAAAAACTGGTTTACCAGTTATACCAGAGTATCGTTCTCATGGTATACTAGTGGGGGCGGAAGGAATGCTGGCCACTTATTAATGGAGTTTGAATAATGTCACAAGTAATAGATCTAGGTAGAATTCGCTTCTATCATCGTGGAGCATATAGTGCCGCTACAACATATGAATTGAATGATGTTGTATTATACGGTGGTAGCGCATATGTTTATGTTTATAATACAACGTCTTCTGGTAATTTACCGACCAATACTACTTATTGGTCTAAGATGGCCGAAGGTGTTGATTACCGAGGTGCGTGGACCACTGCAACATCTTATTTCCCGAATGATGTTGTTGTGTATGGCAACATTACTTATATTTGCTTAACAGCACATACATCCGGTACTTTTGCTACTGATGTTACTACTTTGTGGGCAACTCTTGTTGAAGGATTTAATACTCGCGGTACTTGGGCTGCAAATACTCTCTATTACGTAAATGACATTACTTTTTTTGGCGGTAATAGCTATATAGCAAATACTACTTTTACTTCTAACGCTTCTGCTTTTGAAAATGACACCGACTGGGTTCTGTTTGCTCAGGGTTCTGCTGGTGGTGAAGTTGCAACTCAAACTGCTAATACTGGTAAACTTCTTTCTACTGATGGAACTGTCACCCAATGGGTTTCCAATATTGGTATTGATAGAGCTAACGCTAATGTTATTGATGCTAATACCACTATTTATGTTGGTGATGGTGCTGAAGAGTTCGCAGCCAACCTTTTAAACCCGATTGCTATTTTCCAGATTGATGCTGATGACTTTGCCCAGTTGTCATTTAGAAATCAGGGATCAAACGCTAACAGCTCCACAGATATTATTGCTTACACAAATGACGGTGATGACAATGCTGGTTGGATTGATATGGGTATCACATCCAATAACTTCTCTGATCCCGAATTTACGATTACAGGTATCAATGATGGATACATCTTCTTAGAAGCTCCTGTTAACACTGCCGGCAATGGCGACTTGGTTATCGCGACAGGTGGTAATGGAAATAGAAACGCGATTGTTTTTGCGGCTGGCGGTCTGTCTTCGGATAATGAGCAGATGACTATTGTCCCCGATCAGAATGTTCACATTGAAATTGCTACTAACTCAGTTTCTGCTACAACTGGTGCTTTGACGGTTGTTGGTGGTATCGGTACACAGGGTAATATCAACCTTCTTGGTGATTTGACGGTTCAGGGTTCGATTACTGTGTCTGGCGGTGCTTTCCAGGCTGAGACTTTGACTTCTACTGCTCC